GGGTAAGGGGGGATTGGGTGTAGGGGTAGGAATAGGGTCTTTTCCAACAGGAGAGATCCATTGGTTAAGTAGATCACTGTCTTAAGGGCGCAATTTAAAAAAACGCCCGTATCAGCAAGGTAGTACAAAGCGCTCAGGCGCTGAGAAACGAAAAGGGTTCTTCCTGGAAGAGTGATTTTTCAGAGGAGCTGAATCAGAAGGGAGGCTGGCAGCCTTTGGGGAGGCCACCAGCCATGTGAGGGGGAATCCATGAAAACCACATCACAAAATTATTATCTCATCAGCACGGGAGTTGCACAATGGAGCTGACGATCACGCCGAATTTTGCACAGGAACGAGCGCTAAACATGTTGCGCCGTGACTGGAAGGCAAACGACACCTTCATGGTGTACTCGCCAACTGGTAGCGGTAAAACGGGTTTGGCCGCCTTCATCGTTGCCGGGTTTGTCAGCCGTGGTATGCGCGTCCTGTTCTGTGCACCGTACACCATCCTAATCGGTCAGACGGCTAATCGGTTCGTGGAGTATGGATTACCGGGGGATGAAATCGGTTATATCTGGGCGGATCACCCGAACTACGATCCGGACCGGAAAATTCAGATTGCCAGCGCTGACACGCTTATTCGTCGTGTTTTTCCTGAAAATATTGATCTGCTGATTATCGACGAAGCACACCTGCGTAAAAAACGCATCCTGAAGGATATCGAACGTCTGCGCGGCAAAGGCGTAAAGGTGATTGGACTGTCGGGTACTCCGTTTTCCCCGTTCCTGGGCAAATACTATGACCGGCTGATTAAGCCGACCACCATCGGCGAGTTAATCCAGCGTGGCGATCTGAGTAAATACGAATTTTACGCGCCAACTAAGCCGGATCTGAAAGGTGTTAAAACCAAAGCATCACTTGAGTACGGCAGCGATTACAACGAAACGCAGCTGGCTGAAATTATGTGTGGCTCTACGCTGGTGGGCGACATCGTACAGAACTGGCTGGAGAATGGCCGGGATCTGCCTACCATTGCTTTCTGCGTCAACGTAGCTCACGCCAATTTCCTGACAATCCAGTTTAACCAGGCTGGTGTTAACGCTGAGGTCATGACCGCCGACACTCCAGTGGATGAGCGCCAGACCATCATTCACCGCTTTGAAACTGGCGCAACGAAAATCATCGTTAGTGTGGGCGTTCTGGTGGCCGGCTTCGATAGTGACGTTCGCTGCATCATCTACGCCAGACCAACAAAAAGCGAAATTCGCTGGCTGCAGGCGCTCGGGCGTGGCCTGCGCACCGCACCGGGTAAAGAGTCCTGCCTCATATTCGATCACAGCGGTACTGTGCACCGCCTCGGTTATCCGGATTCTATCGAGTATGACGATCTTCCAGGGAAGTCTGACGGCATGGAGGAAAGCGCGCGCCGCGCAGCTGAGGAACGGGCCGAAAAACTCCCCCATGAATGTTCTCAGTGCCACTACATGAAACCTGCAGGTGTGTACGTATGCCCGAAATGTGGACATAAGCCGATGGGCGGTGAGGACGTCGATACTGACACCGGCCGCAAACTCAAAAAGTTGGGTAAAAACCAGCATCAGCCCACGAAGGCAGAGAAACAGGCCTGGTGGAGCCAGATCAAATTCTATCAGCGCCAGCGCGTATCGCAGGGGAAAAAGCCCGTTAGTGATGGCTGGTGCGCTAACACTTTTCGCGAACGTTTCGACGAGTGGCCTAACGGGCTGAGTGATTTCCCGATGGAGATCACACCGACCGTTTCGAATTTCATCCGGCACAAATTGATCGCTTATGCGAAAGGTCAGGAGAAGGCCAAACGTATGCAGGCGGCATCTGGTGCACCTGCGCCATCCTCCATTCGGCAAGCACAGAAAGTGATTAGCGATATCAAACAGCAGTTAGGAAAACGAGCATGAAGACGGCAGAAGCAGCAATTGGGCATTGGCCTACCATCTTTGAGCACTTCGGCCTTCCGCCGATCACTGGTAAAAACCACTTTAAAGGCGAATGTCCGGTATGTGGAGCGCGCGGCAAGCTACGTATTGACGACCGCGACGGTCGGGGGACGTGGATTTGTACCTGCGGCAGCGGTGACGGTATGAAGCTTGTCACCCTGACACAGGGGAAGCCATTTAATGAGGTTTGCAGGGAAATAGACCACCTGATCGGTAATGATTTTCAGCGTGTAAAAATCCCGGTCAGCAGCAGTGCTACCAGCCTGCGTACAAAGGTTCTGAATAAGTTCGCGAAGCTGCAGCCGTTGCGTGGCACTTCTGGCGCTGCGTATCTCAATGCGCGCGGTATTTTCAGTCTGCCGCCTGAGGCGATCCGTTTTAACGAAAAGCAGCGTCATGCCGGAAGGGTGTATCAGTCGCTGTATTCCCTCGCCACCGACGATAAAGGGGAACTGTGCTATCTGCACCAGACATTACTTGATGGCGCCAAAAAGGCAGATATCGGCACCAGTGCAAAGCGCCAAAAATCACTACAGGAAGATAACTATCTCGATCATGCCCGGTCAGTTGCGATCCGTATGTTCCCGGTCGCCAGCACACTTGGTATCGCCGAAGGCATCGAAACGGCCCTGTCTGCGCACCAGATTTATAACGTAAATACCTGGGCAACCATGACGGCCAACTTCATGAAGAAATTCCGCGTTCCGGCTGGCGTTAAGCACCTCATTATTTTTGCTGACCGTGATGAGAACAGCGCTACCGGGTTGGCTGCGGCCTATGAATGCGCTCATGCCAATCTGCTGGCAAAGAATGACCTACAGCGCGTGAGCGTGTACTGGCCAGATCACGATGATTTCAACAACATGCTCATGAACGGCGATCAGGTTCGTGAGCTGGTTTTCCACAAGAAAAAGGCGGCTGCGTAATGCGTACAGATAACAACGAACATAAAGCACTATTCACCATCCCGACGGCAGCGCACAGCTCCGCCCTGGCAAACATCAAACCTCTGCCTGAGCAACGGAGAATCACCGGACATAAACAGACCGATGCCTATCTGTGGGTACTGGAGGTTATCCGCCTGAATGAACCGGCACATCTGGACGCTGCAGAAGCTGCGCTGGAGAAAATTAAAATCTCTCCAAAAGAGGCCGAGGAACGGTATTCCGGTTATCTTCTGGCGAATGGCGGCGATCCTTTTCAGGTAGCTTTCGGTACCATCGGCATGGATAACCCGGCCAGGGCTATTGAGAATGCGCGTAAGAACATCAAGAAAGCTGCTGATGTGCGCGCTACGTTCGGCAGCTATGAAGCAGCGATGGAGGACGTAGAGGCCGAGCGAGTGATCAGGTCTTCCCCAAAATTTACTGATGATTACCAGTGGGGATGGACAGTAGACGAAAAGAGAGACGGAAGCATTGACGGTAGCCGTATGAATGAAATTGATGATCAGCGTCGCGCATATGTTGATGGCTATCGTGACGTTCTGCCAGAGCCTCATACACTGTCAGATGTTGTTCGTGAGTTTGTTTACTGGGACTGGCTCTACAGCGTTCGCCACACTTCAGGTCAGGAACTCGGTTATGAATTTGGTTATTCCGAGCACCATGAATCTGTGTACGACCGTGAGCGATACCTGGAAAAATTGCTGGCGACCATCAAACCTGTGACACGAGCTGAAGCAGTAGAGGTTTGCAGCTGGTTTCTGGCAAGTGGAAAGGGCGAATACATGGAGGACAACGGCGCGGCGGTCATTCTTAATCTGGTTGGGGAGTGCGAACAATGAAACTTGAGGCATCGCTAAAACACTTCAGCCCTCAAGGAATGCATATCAGCGACGACGTGAAAGGAACCTCTCCGGATCGTATCACCGGCACCGATGTTATGGCAGCCATTGGCACCACCAGCAGCCGCGCGCGGTTTGGTCTGGCAGCCTTCTTTGGTAAGACCGGGATCAGTAAATCAGATGAGCAGCTCGCAGTTCAGGCGCTAGCGCGTCATGCGATGGAGTCGGCGCCCAGGAATGTACGTAAAGCCGCTGCTGGGGAGTTTGGCTGGTGTATGCTGGTGCTCGCACAATTCGCCTTTGCCGAATACTCCCGTTCAGCGGAAACCACCGTGACGTGTCACAGCTGCAGTGGCAGCGGATTAACCTCTCATTATGAGGATGTGATCAAACACCCTGGAGTCTTCAACTCTGACGGTATGGAAATCGTACCTCCGAAAATCAGGCATGAACTGGTCAAGCGTAGATGCGCGGCATGTAACGGTAAGGGGGAGCTGCTGGCCCGATGCCGTTGCGGCGGCAAAGGTGAGGTGCTCGACCGCAAAGCCACAGGCGAGCGTGGCGCGCCGGTGTTTAAAACCTGCGAGCGCTGCAGCGGAAATGGATTTTCTGGGGTGCCGTCTACTGCAGCCTATAAAGCAATACTGAAGCGTGTTCCGGAGCTACACGTCAGAACATGGACTCGCAACTGGAAACCGTTTCTGGAGGTACTTGTCGACGTCTGCCACAGGGAAGAACAAAAAGCAGACTCGGTGTTTCAGGATGCAACGAGCTTTCGTGATGATGTGAACAAAATTTAGCATATTAGCTACTTTAAGCTTGATTTTGTCCGAAGTTGTCGTGTATGCTCCTAATCATAGGTTATTGCGTCTGCACTAGACCAAGCAAATTAAGCCCTGCCAGCAATGGTGGGGCTTTGTCGTTTCTAGCAAGGGCTGTTCGCTTGGAAAGAATATTCGGGTAAGATCATTCTCATTGAGCGATGTAAGGACGAGGAAGTGGAAAAATTACCTTCAGATTACTTTTTGAGTGCTGACGATAATCTCGTAGACTTTCTGGAAAAGCAGGGAGAAGAGGTAATTCGTGAGATTCAAACTTCTAACAAAACTAACGTCGAAAATGGTTACAAGCTTCTGAGCATTCAGATTGTTGGTATTGGATCTTCTTTTCTACTTCTCACACAAAAAACGAATTTTGATTTTCTAACTGCGGGTATAGCCGCTTTTACAGTTCTATGGACCTGGTGCGCTATTTACTTAGTTCATTCAGGATTATCTGTAAAAATGAGAGGGTTAATATATGCCCCCCCACACGCTCTGTATACTCAGAGTTATAAGGCAATTGAGAAAGTCACTTATCAAATGTTCTATGATGCTGGATATCAGGGGGTAGAAAATCCCTTACCTCTGATTCGGAGATATCGGCTTGTTAATCTTAATGATACAGCCAGTGAGTTGCTTTTAGAGAATGAAAAAATTCGCAATTGTTTAGATAAGGCGAGAATGTTTACTATTCTCGCCCCGGTAGTTGCAATGCTTATTTCTGCTGTTTTTTTAAGTATTCTTTGACTGAATCAGCAGAATCTCCGACGAATACACGTTGTGTCGCAAAGTCAGTAGTACTTTGAGATGGTACTGGCTTTGGAGTCGCAGGTTGCTGAGGTTTGCTTTCGCCCTGGGGCTTGTTTTGTTGAGACATATCCATCCTTATCTGAGTAGTTACTTTTGGCGATATAACGATATCAGACGGGGGCGGTAGCAGCCATGATAACTATTGATATTGCGTGGCTAGTTTGCCTTATGTATCATTTCGCCCCCGGCCCTTTAGCTCAGTGGTTAGAGCGTGCGACTCATAATCGCCCGGTCGCTGGTTCAAGTCCAGCAAGGGCCACCAGACCGCCACTAGCTCATCGGGAAGAGCGGCAACTAAATGTTGTAGTACGAGGTTCGAGGCCCCGGTGGCGGACCAATGCCGACTTAGCTCAGTAGGTAGAGCAACTGACTTGTAATCAGTAGGTCACCAGTTCGATTCCGGTAGTCGGCACCATAATGCGGGCATCGTATAATGGCTATTACCTCAGCCTTCCAAGCTGATGATGCGGGTTCGATTCCCGCTGCCCGCTCCAGTAAAAGTTTTCCAGTCTGCGATGATGGGTTTCCCGGAGTGACTGAAAAGCGACCCAGTTTTGAATGGGCGCTGCTTTTTGCAAAATTGCTGTGTAAAAATACTGACCTTTTGGTTCAGCGCTCATCCAAAAGCACTCCGTTATAATCCTGATAACCGTGGGTGGTTTGTTGGATGGAGTGCCTCTGAACAATAAAACTCTCGTTATAAAGGCTGCCATATGGCGGCCTTTTTCATTTCAGGCTCACGGGAATCATCCGCTACGTGCTTTGTTGATAAATCCAGCCCGTGAAGCCTGACCCTTTCATCACACACTGCGCCATCCGAAGAATCGGAGGTGAGGCTATGACCAGAATGAGCACCATTTACAGCAGACTTTCATATGGAACAGGCACCACGCTGACCGGCTGTGGTGTATCAGCGAAGGCATATGCCGAAACAGCTAAAACCGCAAAAGAGGTGTCCTGGATGTTGGCCGACAGAATTGCAGGGTTAAACCTGAGTGACTGGGCAATTATTGTCGGTATTGCATGCACCGTTATTACCTGTGCAGTGAACTGGTATTACAGGAAAAAGGAAAGGGAGGACCGGCTTAATGGCAATGTCACCAAAGCTGAAGAATAGATTGAGCGCAGCGGTCGTTGGTTTAATTCTTGCCGGGGCTTCCGCGCCCGTTATTCTCGATCAGTTTCTGGATGAGAAAGAGGGTAACAGCCTGACGGCGTATCGCGACGGCGGCGGGCTCTGGACGATTTGTCGTGGAGCCACAATGGTTGATGGCAAGCAGGTAGTGAAGGGCATGAAGCTGTCAGCTGAGAAATGCGACCAGGTAAACACCATTGAACGCGACAAGGCGCTGGCGTGGGTTGAGCGAAATATCAAGGTGCCACTGACCGAGCCAAAGAAAGCCGGGATCGCATCTTTTTGTCCGTATAACATCGGCCCCGGAAAATGCTTCCCGTCTACGTTCTATAAGCGCATCAATGCTGGCGACCGTAAAGGAGCCTGTGAAGCCATTCGCTGGTGGATTAAAGACGGTGGCCGCGATTGTCGTCTGACCAAAGGCCAGAAAAATGGCTGCTATGGGCAGGTAGAAAGGCGAGACCAGGAAAGCGCTCTGGCTTGCTGGGGGATAAACCAGTGAATCCAGCTACGATCCTTGCCGCGATAAAGACTTGGTGGAAACCTGCTGCAGTTCTCTTGCTGGTGGTCTGTTCGTTTATCGCTGGTGATGTCTGGAGCGATCGGGGTTGGGAAAAAAAGTGGGCGGAACGTGATAGCGCGGAATCCTCGCAAACAGCGAACGCGCAGACCGCTGCCCGCATGATTGAACAAGGGCGAATTATTTCCCGTGATGAGGCTGTAAAAGATGCACAAGCACAAGCCACTAAATATGCCGCCACTGCTGCTGGTCTGTCTGCCACTGTTAGCCAGCTGCGTACCGAAGCAACAAAACTTGCCACCCGTCTGGACGCCGCAAAGCACACCGCAGATCTTGCCGCTGCCGTCAGAAGCAAAACAACCGACGCCGACGCCGCAGTGCTCGCCAACATGCTCGGAGATATTGCAGAAGAAGCTAAACGTTATGCTGGAATCGCTGACGAACGCTATGCCGCCGGGATGACGTGTCAACGTATTTACGACTCGGTGAGACAGTCGAATAACGGGAAGTGGCAAAAAGCGGGGACGAATCCCCGCTAGCTGTTAGCCAACTTTGCGATAAGGGTAGCCAGCTTTTTTGATGTGGGCATCAAAATACTGACCTTTTGACGGTGCATTCATTAGCGCCGTGTGCACGGCAGAAGGAACCCGAGAGTATTGATAAATGCCACTGCTATGGAATGCAATTTCCAGCGTTGAAGTGGCCTGGTCATAACCTACTGATTGGAGATTTGAAGATGAAACAGGTTGACGAATCAAAGCAGTTTCCTCGTTTGAATGGGAAAAGTCCCGAGGAAATCGTAGAGCTATTCAAAGGGTATAACTTTGTCGACGATCATGGTCATCGACTGGATATGTGCCAGGACTTCATTGACTTAGTAGAGATGGCGACCGAAACAGATAAGTAGCCATTACAAAGCTCATCGCGGGTGGGCTTGATTATGGCATTGAAATCTGTAATGCAATCCCCATTTACATTTTGAAACCCTCCGAGTTGGTAGGGAATTAAGGGGATTGTCATGTTAGAGAACTATTTTAAAAATGGCGCGATTGCCACTGATGAAAAAACTCAACGTCTTTTAGCTGTTCAAGCGGCCTTAGAAATTGTTAAAGCATCAGCTTCCTCAGCTGCTGGGCAGGGCGGGTCAATGTATAACGATTTAACTTCCGCCAAAGAAGGTATCTCTGGCCTAGCAGATGCGATTCAAGCTGCATTAAAAGGCTGATAGTTTCAAGTTTCTAACTAACCGCCTACGGGCGGTTTTTTATCGTCATTACAATGGGCAGTCCCATCGTAATGACATAGCTTAAATCAGAGGATTGTTCAGTATGGCTTCGATAAAAGAATCCACTGATGCCAATGGACAATCAAAATATTACGTCCACTGGAAGGATGAAAAATCCGGTCATGGACGCCGCCGCATCTTTAAGAATATTGATGATGCCGCACATCTTTTCTGGCAAAAACAGAATATCGAGCTGGATTGTCGAACTGCCAGCTGGACCGGAATAGACCATTCCTGGACTTTCCGAAAGTTAATTCTGTTTTATCTTGGCTATCAGGCTGGAAAGTTGGAAAAAAATATCATACGACTATCGTCTTATACGAAATGCCGTCACGATCTTCTCGCTGTAGACGGGCCGATACTGGAAAAAAACATTCTCCATATCAGCCATCGCGATATCGTTGATTCGGTTCGCACCGGCTGCCATCGCTGGATTCGTTCGGCTTTCTTCCTGCTAGTGGAAAAGCGGCTCATCACTTTTAACCCTGTTGACCGTCCCGCGCGCCGGAAGCGTCGACCCATCACCATACCGCCATCATCATCGGTCAGGGAGCTACTGAATAGCGCTCCAGTTCGTGAGCGTATCGCGTGCTGGCTCGGGATTTGTGGCCTGCGCATCGGTGAGGTTCTGGCGGTTACTTATAACGACGTGTCAGCCGAATGGATCGACATCCGGGGGCATGTAGTTGACGGTGTGATACATGAGGGGCTGAAAAGAGGTGTGGAGCGCCGGGTACGGATGCCGCGTGAGCTTTTCACGTTGCTGGATAAAAGTAAGCTTGGTTCCTCTGAGCCTCTTATCTGTAATCAGTTTACCGGCGCATGCCTCGCTACCAGCTATGGCACTCAGGGGGTTCTCGTCAGAACCCTGAACGACTATGGCATTAAGCGATTCCATCATCTTCGTCACTTTGCTGTATCTCGCCTGGCAAATAAAGGCGTCGATATTCTGAAGGTTTCTCGCCTCATTGGGCATTCGAACATCAAAACTACGATGGACGTTTACGGCCACCTGTTCGGGGAAGTGGTGGAGATGGATTTAGACTGAGTTATCCACATAGTGGAAATATTAGGGCGATCCACTATCTCCCCATTCTGCGCGGCCTCCGGGCATTAAATCGCAGTTTTGGCGAAAAATAGATAACTCCGCATTTTTTCGACATTTTAATTCCGCACTCAAACCCAGCAGGCTTGCAGCCCCGGAGTGGATTTTTTCTCAGAATTATTCCGCACGCAAAATGCGGAAAAATGATTTTGAACAAAATATAAACAGCACCCGATTTCAGGTAAGCGTATGGCCCGAAAAAATAGCTTTAAGAAGGCCTACGTCGGTATCGTTCTTGACATGGCCTTAGCCCGTAACAAGATCTCAAACCGCATGGTTGCCCAGCGGCTGGAAATTGACGAGGCGACTATCCGCAATTGGCGTAAGGAACATGCCGACTTTAACCGTGCCTTTACCGAGGCTCGCGAAGTTCTGATGGAAAGGATTAACAATGTTGCAGGTAAAAACCTGGACGTTCGTAAGCGGAAGACTGTCACTAAATCCCCCAATGGCCTGAAAACAACGGTCGAGGATGTCTTGCCAACACACAATGATGTTGCGGTGTTTGCCAAAGCCCTTGGCCTCGGTCGCAGCGTTTATGGGGAAGAAGACCGTCAGCGTGATGTGCTTCGCGATGTGATGAAACACAAGGTGGCCGGGAAATACTCCGCGCTGGAGGCGGCGCAGCTACTTGAGGCTGAGGGGATTAAGGTTCCGCCCACTCTGCTTATGGAGCTGGGAGCACCGAAAATTTTCGACCCATTCACCAATATGGACGTGGCAGCCAAAGCCGAAGCGGCGAACCTGACCCCGCAGGAAGCGGCAGATATCTACAAAAAATACATGGGCTGAAAAATGCAAAAACAGGCGTTTCGAACTAAAAAAACGCTATGCACTTTTTGCCCCGTTTTATGCACGTTTTATTCATCCCGATTTGACCACTTTTCTGTTCAAAACAGAGGCTTCACGCCGTTTGCGTGATGGGTGCTGTTGCGCCAGTGCGGGTAACGACCATTATGTTAAATCGGGGTGTTTTTGAGGAATTTTTCTGTGCCGATCCCGTTCCCCTTTGACTTCCGCAAACCGGACTATACCGCCGTGTTTGAGTGGAGAATGGAGAGGCTGGAGCGGATCAGGAAAGCGCCTGAAATGCTTCCGGCACTCCGTGAGTTTTACCGCACTAACCCGGCCCAGTTCATCATCGACTGGGGCATGACGACGGACCCGCGTAACCTCGATTATGGCCTGCCTGCCACCATCCCGTTTTTGCTGTTCCCCCGCCAGGAGGAATGGATTCATTGGATCATGGACAGGCGCGCCAACCTTGAGCATGGACTGACAGAAAAAAGCCGCGAAATGGGGCTTAGCTGGACCTCTATCGGTCTGGCCTGTTCGCTTTGCCTGTTCAATAAAGAAATGGTGATCGGGTTTGGTTCCCGTAAAGAGGAATATGTCGACAGTACCGGCGACCCGAAAGCACTTTTCTGGAAAGCGCGTAAGTTTGTCGAGCTGCTGCCGGTGGAATTTCGCGGTTCATGGAGTGACAAAAAACACGCCCCTTACATGCGAGTGGAATTCCCGGAAACGGGCGCGGTCATTAAGGGAGAGGCAGGCGATAACATTGGCCGTGGTGACCGTACCACGCTTTATTTCGTGGATGAGTCGGCATTCCTGAAACGACCATTAATTATCGATGCTGCGCTTTCTCAGACAACCCGCTGCCGTATTGACCTCTCATCCGTCAACGGCATGAATAACCCGTTTGCCCGTAAGCGCCACAGCGGAAATATCCCGGTGTTTACGTTCCACTGGCGCAGCGACCCGCGCAAAGATGATGAGTGGTACCGCAACGAATGTCTGAAAATTGATGATCCGATTATCGTTGCTCAGGAACTGGACCTGAACTACAGCGCCTCTACTGAGGGGATACTCATTCCTTCGGAATGGGTACAGGCTGCCGTTGACGCGCATATCAAACTGGGTATTCAGCCCAGCGGCCAGCGCCTCGGTGCAATGGATATCGCAGACGAGGGGAAAGACAAAAACGGATTTTCCTGTCGCTATGGTTTCCTTCTGCAGAACGTTCACGAATGGTCTGGCGTTGGCAGCGACATCTACGCCTCTGTCGTTAAATCGTTTGGGTACTGTGATGATTACGGTCTGGATGAGTTCCGTTTCGATGAGGACGGTCTGGGTGCCGGTGCGCGAGGCGATGCTCGCGTGATAAACGAGCTCCGGCAGGCTGAAGGCCGGGGAACAATCACAGCTACGCCTTTTCGTGGTAGCGGTAGCGTATTCGATCCAGAAGATGAAGCCGTTCCTGGTGATAACGGTAAAGCGGCGCGCCTGAATAAAGACTTCTTCGCGAACGCGAAAGCACAGAGCTGGTGGCATCTTCGCAAGCTGTTTCGGAACACCTTCCGTGCGCTGAACGGGATGGACTACAACCCCGACGAAATCATTTCTATAAGCAGCGAGATAGAAAATATTGACCGCCTGCTGATGGAGCTTTCACAGCCTACGTGGTCGAAAAACGCCGTCGGTAAAATCCTCGTGGATAAACAGCCGGAAGGCACTAAATCGCCCAACCTTGCAGACGCCGTAATGATTAACTACGCGCCGATGGATTCCTCTCTTGATAACTGGGCCAAACTGGCCGGAGCGTGACATGTCCCGTAAGAAACGCCAGAACGGCGCACAAAAGCCCGTTGCGACTGCTGACGGGTACAACAATTTCACGGCCAAACTTGGCAGCGACACCAGAAACATCCAGACGGGCGGAATGTACATGCCCGGCTACATCAGCCGTAACAGGGTGATGCTGGAGTTTGCGTATCGTTCATCGTTCCTCGTTGGTGCCGGTGTGGACGCGATGGCAGATGATATGACCCGCAAGGGGATTAACATCAGCTCAAAGCTGAAACCCGGACAAAAGGGCAAGCTCGAAACCTTCTGGGATGAGCTCGCTATATGGGATGGGCTTAACGATAACCTCAAATGGTCACGATTGTACGGTGGTGCGGTGCTGGTGGTCCTGCTTGAAGGGCAGGATATGTCCTCCCCGCTGAAACTGGATCGCATCAAAGAGGGGCAGTTTAAGGGCGTGATGAGCCTTGACCGCTGGATGGTTAACCCAAGTTATTACGATCTCGTTACCGATTACGGTCCCGATTTTGGGAAACCGAAATATTACAAAGTAATCACGAACCAGCAGGGGATTCCCCCCTGGAAGATCCACCATAGCCGCGTTATTCGCATGGAGGGTGATACGCTTCCTTTCCAGCAGGCCCAGACGGAAAACGGCTGGGGGATGTCTGTTGTGGAGCGTATTTTCGAGCGTATCGAGGCGTTTGATACTGCGACGGTCGGCACTACCCAACTGATCCACAAAGCGCATCTGCGGACTTACAGCATTGAAGACCTGCGCAAGATTCTTGCTACCGGAGGCGACCTTGAAAAGGCGCTGATGAAGCACCTGGACATGATACGTCAGTTCCAGACCATCGAAGGCATGACCATCATGGATGGTAAGGATAAGTTCGAAACCCACAGCTATACGTTTGCGGGTATCGCTGATGTCCTTCTGCGCTTTGCTGAGCAGGTTTCCGGCGCGACGGGAATTCCTCTCGTCCGTCTGTTCGGGCAGTCTCCCGCAGGTTTCAACACTGGCGACGGCGATCTGGAAAACTACTACAGCCGGGTTAACTCGCTGCAGGAGAGACGCTTACGCCGCCATATCCGATGGCTGCTCGATATCTCCTGGCGTTCTCTGTTCGGTGAACCACTGCCTGACGATTTTACTTTCGAGTTTAACAAGCTCTGGGAAATGTCAGACGTGGACCGCGCAACGATGGCGAACAATGTGGTTACTGCACTTGGTACCGCCGTTCGTGATCTCGGGATGACGCCTGCAGCAGCACTTAACGACCTCAGGAACATTTCTGATGTGATTGGCATTGGTGGTTCTATCACTGACGAGGACATAGAAGATGCGAAGGCCCAGTGGGCGGAGGATGAATCTGAAACCAGCCCTCCGCCGCCGTTCGGAGATCCAGTATCGAAAAAGCCTGTTGGCGATAGCAAACCAGATAGGGCAGATCGTCGGTGGTACCTACGATGGTTCACAGGTTAGCGCTGACAACATTTCGAAAACGCTAGTGGACTATTCCGAGGTAATCAGCGACTGGGCAGAGCAGGTCGGGCGAAGAATGTTTGCCCAGGTCGAGCAGGAGGAATGGAATCATTGGAAATCGGTATCTGAAGAAATTGGCGCCGGTCTGCGCGATGTGGTGGGTAACACCCCCGTCGGGCAGGTGGCGCAGGATATCGTATACCGACAGATTCAACTGATGAAATCCCTGCCTCTGGAAGCTGCCGATCGTGTGATGGACATACAGCAGCGCGCAATGCAGGCGGTTGTCACTGGCGAACGTCCGGATCAGCTCTACGAGATGATTATGGCCTCCGGTGATGTGGCCGCCAGCAGGGCGCAGCTGATTGCCCGTACCGAGATTGGACGAGCCACCGGTGCGCTAACACAGGCTCGAGCTCTTTCGGTTGGCTCAGAGGGGTACTGGTGGCGTATTCATGGTGCTGGCACTCGCCCGTCACACCGGAAAATGAAAGATAAATTTGTCCGCTGGGATAACCCTCCAACGCTGGACGGTATGACCGGACACGCAGGATGTCTGCCGAACTGCGAATGCTGGCCTGAAGTACAGATTCCAGCACCGAGAAAATGAAAAATACGGCTTTGAGCATTCATTTCATGCGAACTGCAATATCCGCGAAATGTTATGAAAATGTTGTGTTTAAAAAAGTCGGTTTTCAGCCCAGTTAATCGCTACTTTTACGGCTTTAAGAGGACATTTTAATTGAGTCCATTTTCGTCGGTGCGGGTAAGAACTATTATGTTAAATAGCCCGTTATTTTGAACATTTTTCCCATCTCACAAGGTCGCCACTGAGCGGCCTTTTTGTTGCCCGTAATCGAGCAGGTAACCCATGAAATATTTCTTCACTACACGCCTGGGAGAAACGCGTTATCTGCAGGCGGATGGCTCACTGCTGTGTAAAGACGTACCGATCGCACGTACAGGAACGCAGGTCTACTTACCCGAAGAAATCGACCTCGAGCCTGACGCCAGCGGCACAGTGACGGTCTGGCGAACGGAAGATGAGGTGTTTTCCCCGGAAACGATGGCGAGCTTTGAGGGCGTGGCCGTCACGCTGGGGCATCCAGAGGATAGTCTGGGCAACATCGTATTCGTTAACCCATCTAACTTTGCTGAGCTGGCGCACGGACACATTCAGAACGTCCGGCGCGGCACCGGCGATAAATCGGATCTGCTCATTGCTGACGTGCTGATTAAACGGCAGGAAGCAATCGACGCGGTGAATTCTGGCCTGACCGATGTCAGTTGCGGCTATGACGCGCAGTACAAGCAACTGGCACCCGGCAAGGGCAAGCAATACCAAATCACAGGTAACCACCTCGCTGTCGGAATTGACCGGGGGCGTGCTGGCGGCCGCTGTGCAATCGGGGATTCCATCCCATCAACAACAAAGGAGAAGCCTGTAATGTCATGGCTTAAAAAACTGGCTCAGGCCATTAAGACGAAAGATGAGGATGCACTGGCAAAACTCATCGATGAAGCGCCGGATATGCCGTCTGATGGCATGGCTTCAATCCCCGGTGTAACTATCAACATGAATGCTCCAGCGCAGTCTACTGCACTCCCTGAGGCGAATCGCTCCACCACGGACGAAGGCGATCCGAATAAAGAGAAAACAGGCGATGAAGAAATTCCAGCATGGGCGAAAGCATTGCTGGTTCGTCTGGAAAAGCTTGAGGGTAAAACCACCGATGGCGATCCAGACCTGGGCAACATGACCACTGACGAAGATGAAGAAGAAAACCGCAAAGTGACGGGTGACGCAGCCTTTAAGCGCAACCTGATCGCCGATGCGGAAATTATCTGCCCTGGCTTCCAGCCTGCTGGCGATAAGAGCCTGAAACGTCAGGTGCTGAATCACGCAATGCGCACCGGTGACAGCCTGAAATCGTTCGGCGTGGATGATTTCTACAAAGCGCCAAAGGCTACGGTCGACGCGGTGTTTACTGCCGCTGTAGCGCTGCATAAGGCGAAGAACCACCTTGCACCGCTAAATAGTGGTACTCACACCACCGATCGGGCAACCAGCACAAAGCACCTTTCCCCGGCAGAACTGAACAAGCTCAACGCCGATTTCTGGGCAAAAAATAAATAAGGTAAATCATCATGGCAGGTACTGCATATTTAACGCGGATGCCCCTGGGCATTGCCGGGGGCGTTACCCGTCCTCGTGATCTCACCATTGAGCCGGTCACCCTGGACCACTCAAAGCAGTTCGCGTCCTACGGACTGGTAGGTAAATACGTAAACGATAAATTCGTTCCTCTGGAGTCCGGCGACACTATCGGCAAAGTGAAAGGGATTCTGGTCCGTCCGTTCCCGATCACCTCTGCGCTTGACCTGGCTTACATCGGTGTGACCGCTAATCAGGTGGGCGACAACCTTAAACGCGGTTACATCTGCGTAACTGCTACTGCAGGCAACGCGACGACCGCGAAGAAAGGCGATCCGGTATACGTTCGCGTGGCTGGTGGCACCACTCAAAGCCCGGTTGGCTCTTTTGTTTTGTCTCCGGACTCCACCGCATCAAATACACCTCAGCTGACAAATGCAGAGGTCATGGGGCCGGGTGAAGCCGACGGCCGTATTGAAATCGCTTATAACATCTGAGGGAATGATTAATGTTTACAGTTGACAGAGCGACCATCGACTCCACCGGCGCGTTTCTCGTCGGAGAGCTGGAGCGCATGGATCAGACGCTGAACATGCCGCTGACCTCCGTTAAGTGGTCCCGCGACATGCCACTGCGTAGCGATATTTCTATCGCTGATGAAGTGTCATCTTTCACGAACACCGATTTCGTCGGCGTTGGTGGTCCTAACCCTAACGGTAAAAACTGGATTGGTAAGAAATCCACCGCCGTTCCTGGTATTGAACTCGATATTCAGCCGACCCGTAACAACCTTACCCCTTGGGGACAGGAAATCGGATGGACGGTGCTGGAGCTGGCCTCCGCGCAAAAACTGGGCCGTCCTGTTGATGTCCAGAAATACGAAGGCATGAAGCTGAAGTGGGCAATGGATACCGACGAACAGGTTTACATCGGTGATACCGAACTGGGCGTTCGTGGCCTGCTGAACCTGCCGGATGTTACCCCGGTTGCTGCAGCTGCAGCGTGGACCGCCACCACCGATCCTGATGTCATTGTTCAGGATATCAACCTTGTGCTGTCTGATGGCTGGGTTCGTTCTGGTTATGCGGTCTGCCCGGCGAAAATCGGTCTGGCGCCGGAGTTGTTCGGCTTGCTGGCGAGCAAAAAGGTTTCCTCTGCGGGGAATATCTCTGTACTGGAATACGTGAAGATTAACACCATCGCGTTCCAGGAAAATGGGACACCACTGGAAATCGTCTCCATGAAGTGGGCCTCCAAGCGTGGCGCTGGTGGCGCGCATCGTATCGTTGCTTACACCCAGGACGAAAAATACGTTCGCTTCCCGATGGTTCCTCTGCTGAACACTCCGCTGGAGTATCGCGGCCTGCAGCAGTTGACCACTTACTACGGCAAGCTGGGCCAGGTGGAAACCCCGTATTCCAATACGATCTCTTACCTGGACGTTCCGGCGTCTTAACCTGAAACAGGTGGGGAAACCCGCCTTTTTTTATGGAGCAAAAACATGAAATACGTTGTTTCCGGTGGCGCGACTCTCAGCTTTGCCGACGGTTCTAAATTCGAGTTGTCTCAGGGCATCCACGACAGTTCATCTTTCCCGAAAGAAGTCAAAGACCACTGGGCCTTTAAAGCCTATGCGCGCCCGATTGATGAGTCCGACCTGGCGAACGAGCAGAGCACTGAAGACCTGACCGCGAGCCTTGTTCTCCTGGCAGAAGAAAATAACACCCTAAAAGCGCAACTGGCGGCGCATGAAAAGACCATCACCGATCAGGGTAATGAAATTACGGATCTGAAAGCGCAACTGGCGGCCGCTCAGGCGGCATCTGCCGGTAATGCTGATGCCACGGACAAAGCCGATACCACCGGTGGGGACGCGAAAAATGCCAAAAAACAGCAGGCTTCCAACTAACGAGCAGTTCCGCACCGACTTTCCCGAGTTCGCCGATACCACCCGCTACCCTGACCCCTCAGTGAATTTCTATCTGGGGCAGGCTGATTCACTCCTGAATCAGGACGTACAGGGCGATCAGTTCGTTTACCTGGCCGAACTATTCACCGCTCACTATACGGAGCTGCGCGGCCGTACGCTGGCCGCCGCTGCCGCAGGTGGAGTGAACAGCAACGGCGCGGCAGGTGTCGTGTCCTCTAAATCAATAGATAAGGTTTCAGTGAGCTATGACGTGTCCGGGGTAATCAATCCGGATGCCGGTTTCTGGAATAGCACCGCCTACGGGCGCGAGTTCTACTGGTGGTGGTCTGCGTTCGGCGCTGGTGGCAGGCAACTGCTATGAAAAGCGGGTTAACTGTTCGTGCTGATAATGCCGTGTCTGTTCTGGAATCCCTCAGACAGTTATCCGGAATGGATGTGCTGGTGGGAATACCTGAGGATAAGGCAGGGCGTGAGGATGGCTCACCGATTAATAACGCGGAACTGGGTTACCTCCACTCAACGGGCGCAACAGTGGAAATCGACGGTACGACAGTCACGCTTCCCCCGCGTCCTTTTCTGGAAATGGGGATCGAGGACTCAAAACCCCGAACAACTGCGCACCTCAAAGCAGCGGCAACTGCCGCGCTGGAGGGACAGACCGAAGCCGCAATGCGTGAGCTGGAGAGCGCCGGACAGATTGCCCGTGATGCTGCAAAAGCTGTTATCGGTGCTGGCGACCGACTGCACCCTCTTTCTGAGAAAACCCTCGAGCGCAGACGTGCTGAGGGCATTCCCGGCGACAAGCCGCTGTATGCCCACGGTTACCTGTTGCGCTCAATTAACTACGTCGTGAGGAAAAAATAATGCCTCATCTCGATGTGAGCGATGTTCTTCTCGATCCCGACTTCATGGACACCAGTCTGGTGTGTCACCGGCAGGTTCAGACGGTGGATGAGGACAATTTCACGAAAAACACAGCTCAGGATATCCCATTCTCTGGCGTGGTGACGGTTGACCGTTCTCTGGAAGCCAGGCGAATGGAGGCAGGCCAGAACATCAGCGGTGCGATCCTCATCGTGACACAGTTCAGATTAACCCAGGGGCAGCCCGGTACAGACAGCACCCCGCGACTTGATGCCGATATCGTGACCTATAACGGACGCAACTATCGCGTGACGTTCGTTGACCCGTACACCAGTTACGGCGCCGGATTCGTCCAGGCACATTGTGAGCTGGTGGACTTTAACGGAGGGACGCCAGTTGAGTAATGACAGCACCGCGCGCGGTTATCTGACGCCTGTCGGGGATAGCCCCCAGTATGACGAGGCGCTGGAGCGTGAGATCAGCCGGTGGATTCGTGGCGTTTCTGGCTTGCCGGCCGCGCTTGTTTTCCCCCGATGGACTGACCCGCAGCCGCAGATCCCAAATAACGGGGTGACGTGGTGCGCCTTCGGTATCACTACCGTTCCCCAGCCGTTAAGCCAGTCCGATGTTCAAGTTTCGGAAGAACAGTCCGAGCAATGGACATGGGAACAGGTAACGGTGATTTGCTGCTTCTATGGCCCTCTGGGGGCCAACACTGCATCAACTTTCCGCGCGGGGATATTCGTCGAGCAAAACAACGCCGAACTGAATCGCTCGGGGCTTTCGCTGGTGGAGGCCGGGACTATCTACAACCTGCCAGAGCTCATTAATAACCAGTGGGTGAGGCGCTACGACCTCACCATCACGTTGTCCCGCAAAAACATTCGTACCTACAACGTCCGGACGCTACAAGATGCGCCCGTCTCATTTTTCGGAGACTAAATTATGCCGCAGGGATTACCTGTATCTAACGTCGTTAATGTCGACGTGATCATTGGGCCGCGAGCGGCTACTGGTCGAAATTTTGGTTCGCTGCTCATTCTAGGGAGTTCTACGGTTATTCCGGTGAGTGAGCGCCTTCGTCTTTATTCCTCGGTAGAGGATATTGGTTCTGATTTTGGCGTGGACAGTCCGGAATATGAGGCTGCTACCGTGTATTTCTCCCAGTCGCCGAAGCCTCAGCAGGTGTACGTGGGCCGCTGGGCGAAAACGCTGGTATCGGCTGAAAGCGGTTCAACGGAAACACTGCTGCAGGCTGTGAACGCCGTACTGAATTACACGAGTTGGTATGGCCTTGCCGTTGCTGATGATGACGATATCGACGACGCTGACTGGCTGAGCGTGGCCGCCGCGATCGAGTCTTCCAGTCTCAGCCGAATTCTGGCGATTACCACGGCAGATCCCCAGACGGTAAACGCGACCTCTACTACCGACCTGGCTTATAAGCTGAAGGCGGCAAAATACAGCCGTACGTTTGTGCAGTATTCCACCAGCAGCAAGTACGCCGCGCTGTCTGCGTTTGGCCGTGCGTTTACTATGAATTTCAACGGCAGTAACACGACCATTACTCTGAAATTCAAGCAGGAACCGGGTATCACCTACGAGACTCTGGATCTCAGCCAGGCTAAGGCGCTGGATACCAAAAACTGTAACGTCTACGTGTATTACGAAAACGATACGGCAATCCTGCAGCAGGGCGTCATGTCCAGCGGGGATTTCTTCGATGAGCGCCACGGGCTCGACTGGTTGCAGAACTACGTTCAGACCAACCTGTATAACCTGCTCTACACCAGCACAACCAAAGTCCCACAGACAGATGCGGGTGTTACGCGCCTCCTTTCTAACGTTGAGAAATCAATGGATCAGTCTGTCAAGAACGGGCTGGTGGCTGCTGGCGTATGGAACGGTGGCCCGATTGGGCAGCTGGATTCCGGCGACACGCTGACAAAAGGCTATTACGTCTACGCGCAGCCGATTTCCGAGCAGGCGCAGGCAGACCGTGAAGCACGCAAGGCACCGGTTATTCAGGTGGCCTGTAAGCTGGCGGGGGCGGTTCATTTCGCTGATGTGCAGATCAACGTCGTTCGCTAAGGAGAACATGAATGGCTACTTATTCTTTTATGGACGTCACGGCGTCCCTCTCCGGCCCGACCGGCGAGATTGATCTGGGCTACGGTTCCGCCAGTTCAGAGGAGGGGATCACCGTTGCAATGGGTGGTCCTAAAAACACCATGACAATTGGTGCTGATGGCGAAGTGATGCACAGCCTGCACGCAGATAAAAGCGGCACGGTAACCGTCAACCTGCTGAAGACCTCGCCGACAAACAAAAAGCTGTCGCTGGCGTACAACGCGCAGAGTCAGTCCTCAGGTACCTGGGGAAACAACGTCATTGTGATCCGAAACAAGGTGAGCGGAGACATCATCACGGCGCGCAGCGTGGCGTTCCAAAAACAGCCGGATAACGCCAACGCTAAAGCCGGTAATACGATGCCCTGGGTGTTTGACTGCGGCAAAATCGACCAGGTTCTCGGAGAGTTTTAACAGATGGAATGTTCAATCAAAGGCCACGATTACCGCGTGGCAAAACTCAGCGTTTTTGACCAGCTGAAAGTGACGCGCAAACTGCTGCCAGTTCTGGCGGGCATGATGTCAGATTTCGGGAGCATTCGCTCCCTTTTGCCTGCTGATGGCAAAATCGACACCGTGAAATTCGATCAACTGAAGCCGGTGTTTGAAACCCTGCTCCCGCGTATCGCTGAGGAACTGTCTTCCCTGACCGAAGAAGACACCAACGCGATTATTCATCCGTGTCTGTCTGTGGTTTCACGTAAGCATATGGACGGATGGACGCCAGTATTTAGCAGCGGACAGTTGATGTTTGACGATATCGACCTGTTGACCATGCTGCAGCTGGTGGCGCGGGTGGTCGCCGATTCACTGGGAAATTTTTTGCCCGTGAGCCCTACCAGCGCGACGCCGGGCCAGCCTCAGGGTTAACCCTCAACAGCCTTCCTGACGGGCTGTCTTATCTCCTTGACCCGGTTGACGCCGGGTTAATCCCTTATTACGCGCTGAAGGATGGATCAGTCGATCTGTGCGATATCGCGCTGATGAATGACCACCTGGCCGTTAAGGCAGACAACCAGCGCCGTATTGAGAAATGGAGAGAGGATAATGAACGCTGAGACTATTAAAGATTTCCTGGTCTCGCTCGGCTTCGATATCGACGAAGCGGGCGCGTCAAAGTTCGATTCTGTTCTCGCAGGTACGACCGCAAACGCCATCAAAATGGGACTGGCCGTCGAGGGGGCCGCGCTTTCTGTGGTGGCCTACACGGCGAAAATTGCCTCCGGTCTGGATAACCTCTACTGGGCGTCACAACGTACTGGTGCGACCGTTCAGGGCATTCAGTCGATTGGTTACGCTGTTTCTCAGATGGGCGGCAGCGTGGACGCAGCACGCGGCTCACTGGAAAGCCTCTCACGGTTTGTACGTAATAATCCCGGTGCGGAAGGTTTTCTGAACCGTCTGGGCGTACAGACGAGAGACGCCAGCGGGAACATGCGCGATATGGCCGCCATTTTTACGGGTGTCGGTCAGAAGCTCAGCAGCATGCCGTATTACCGGGCTAACCAGTATGCGCAGATGCTGGGCATTGATGAAAATACCCTCATGGCGATGCGCCGTGGTGTGGGTGGCTTCTCTGGACAATACAGCGCGATGGCGAAGGCTATCGGTTTCAATGCTGATGAGGCGGCCAGAAGCTCCAACAAATTCATGACCTCTCTGCGCGAGTTCGGCGCGATGGCAGGCATGGCCCGTGACAAAATCGGCTCTAATCTTGCTGGTGGTTTGGCGGGTTCGCTGGACACGCTGCGCCGCCACATTCTGGATAACTTCCCGCGTATTGAGCAGACCCTGACGAAAGCCATAAAAGGCATTCTGGCGCTCGGGGATATCATCGGGCGGCTGTTCTTCAGGCTTATTGAGGGAACATCCAGCCTTATCACTTGGTGGCAATCGCTGGACAAGCAAACCCGGGAGCTGATCTCGCTGTTTGGCGCGCTTACGATTGCGCTGCGCATACTGAACAGTACGTTCTGGATGTCGCCGATTGGCCTCATTACCGCGCTCGCGGCGGGGATTGCCCTTCTGTGGGAGGACTATCAGACCTGGAAGGAAGGCGGGGACAGCCTGATTGACTGGGGTAAGTGGAAGCCGGAAGTCGACGCCGCGCTGAAGATGGTTCGTGACCTTAAAACGAGCGTTAACGACCAGGCGAAAGCGCTGGCGAAACTGCTCAATATTGACCCCAAATCATGGTCCATGAAGTGGGATTTCAGTAACTTCATCGACCAGATGGGCGAGTTCAGCAAGATGTTGAACATGATCGCCGACCTGCTTAACGCCATCAAAGATGGTCGCTGGGCTGATGCCGCCAGTATCGGTAAACAGTTGCTTAATCAGGGAGGTGATAAGCCGTCAGCAATGCCGATGGTAACAGACAGCGCCAACGGTACCGCCGACTGGATTAAAGAGCACTGGGGATTCGATCCTCGCAGAGTGGGCCGAACGGTGCGCGGCTGGTTTGGAGATAATGAACCAGATCAGATAGGACAGGCTGCAAAGCGGGGCGAGCGCAATAATAACCCCGGAAACCTGAATTTTGCAGGTCAGGCGGGGGCTGAACTTGAGCGCCCCGGTGGCAGGTTTGCCCGATTCGAAACCGCCTTTGATGGTTTGCGCGCGCTTTCGCGCCAGCTGATGCTGTATGCCGGGAGAGGGATTAACAGTGTGGAGAAAATTATCTCTACATGGGCTCCCGCATCAGATAACAACAATACCGCTGCCTATATTCAGGCTGTTTCTCAGCGGCTGGGGGTAGATCCTCGCGTTGCCCTGAATATGAAAGATCCACAAACCATGTCTGCATTAATGAGCAGCATTATTCATCATGAAAATGGGCGAAACATCTATTCGAGGGAATTAATCGGGAAGGCTGCCGTCGCAGGAATTGGCGGTGCTCAGGTTAGCCAGAAGAACACTTATCACATCTACGGTGGTGGTGATCCGCGTTCTGTTGGTACCGAGGTCGAGCGCCGGCAGCAGTCGGCAAACGCCCAGGTTATGCGTGGTAATCAAACGAAGGTGGGCTAATGGATATTCTCTCTACGCTCTTTCAGCAGCAGAGCCGGAAAATAGGGGTGATTGTCCCCAGTGTCGTTGTTTCTGAGAAGCACAGCGACACGCTGGAGATAACAGAGCACCCGGTCGAGGTAGGGGCCGCCATCGCAGACCATGCTTACAAAAAGCCGTCTGAAGTGGTAATGGAGGTTGGTTTCGCTGGTGGTGGGGCGTTGCTGGATTTTGCCAGTAACCTGACGGCAACCAGTCTGCTCGGGCTGAGTCCCCAGCAGACGTATCAGGAGATACTCGACCTGCAGGCAAGCCGTATTCCTTTCGATGTAGTTACTGGTAAGCGGCTGTACAGCAACATGCTGATCCGCGCGCTGGAAGTGACAACCGACAAAACGACGGAAAATGTCCTGTCTGCCGTTCTCACTCTGAGGGAGGTTCTTATTTCACAGACGCAGCAGATCACTGTCGCGGATAAAACCAACATGAAAGACGGGGCCAGTACGTCGGCGGTGCTGAATACTGGCAACAAAACCACAAAGCCGCCAAATATCTCACTGCTGCAAAGCATATCGAGTAACGCGGCGTCTCTACTGGGGCTCGGCTAATGGCAATTCAGGAAATCCCACTGACAGCGGATAACCAACAATTCAGCATCATCCTGGCTGGTACCACCTGGCGGATTAGCATCACCTGGCGCGATCTGTACTGGATTATGGACCTGCAGAACGACAGAGGGGAGCCGGTAATCTCCGGTATTCCTCTCGTCACGGGGGCTGACCTGTTGGCGCAGTACGCCTATATGGGGCTTGGTTTTAAGCTGGTGGTGGTCTGCGATGACAGCACACAGGATTATCCGACGAAAACCGACCTGGGCGGCCGCAGTCATTTACTGGTATCAACGGAGTAAGCATGTCACAAAACTGGATGAGACATTTCGAGCTGCAGCTCGTGGACGAGAACGGGCAGGGTATTGAGCTCAGCGATTTTAAAGTGACCTTTACGATCGACTGGTTCAACATCAGCAGCGCGTCGCGGGTGGGTACGTTCAAAATCTACAACCTGTCTGCTGATACGGTGAACCGCATCACCGGGCAGGAGTTTTCGAAAGTGCGGCTGATTGCCGGTTACGACGGTATCGCGCCGGAGGTGTCGGCAAGCGATGTCGGGACCGTGCGCGAAGTCGATGCGGCGGGCGTGGGCCAGAGTGATGGCCGGAACTACGGACTGATTTTCAGCGGTGAAATTCGCTACTCGGTCACCGGTAAAGACAGTCCTATTGATTCCTACGTACTGATTCAGGCAGCCGATACGGATCTGGCTTTTGCCACCAGCATAACATCGCAGACGCTGGCTGCCGGTTACACGGTCGCAGACGTGAACCGCGCGCTGATGAAAGACTTCGAGGCAAAAGGCGCGACCGAAGGCCTGACACCTGAAATGCCTGCTACCGTATTCCCCCGGGGGCGGGTGCTGTTCGGCATGACACGGCATCTAATGGATAACGTGGCCGGACAATGTGGCGCAACATGGCAGTTCGTGGACGGTCAGCGCCAGATGGTAGCGAATAACGAATATGTTCACGATGCGATTATGCTCAACAGCGCCACAGGACTTATCGGCATGCCGCAGCAGACAATCGGCAACGGCGTAAACGTCCGCGCGCTGATTAACCCGAATATCCGGGTTAACGGGCTCATTCAACTGGATCAGGCTTCCGTGTACCGCACCGCACTGTCGAACAACGATATCGCTATGGCTGGTGGGCAGATCACCGACCAGAACACGGACGGTAATATCACGCTCAGCGGCACCACGGCGCAGCCTGCCAGTATCGCAACGGATGGCGTTTATATTGTGCGCGGGATTATGTACACTGGCGATACAAGGGGCCAGGCGTGGTACATGGATATGATGTGCGAAGCGCGTGGCGCGGCGGATCTGGTTTCCTCATCAGCAAGGGAAAGAGGGCTTTAATGAAACGGTTCTGTTTGGCGTTAGCAATAATGGTTACTGCTCCGGCGATGGCTGCAATTCAGTGCGGCAATTACACAATGACCGGTGACGGAATGACCGTTATTAACGGTGAAACTGTCACATCTCAGAAAATAAAATTTCTGGGGAAAGATGGTGACTACTCAAACATGAAGATGGACATGGGCCTAATGCCTTCCCGTGATGGTAACAATTACGGCTTTGAGTTTGTGAAGCGTAACGGAAAAGCTTTCTTGAACGTTCAATTGCTGCAGAACAGCATGGATGCGCCAAAGATTATAGGTTCTTTCCCGTGTAAAAAAATAAATGGAGAATAATACTGATGGTTAAGTATCAGCAGATTTCGTTTGCCGACATTCAAAACCGACCAGGAAGGTTTGTTAGGGTTGAAATAGAAGAAGATGGATCTTCAACATTCGGAGCAAAAGCACAAAATAACCTAGTACAGATTCCTGGGGTTCAGGTTTTTGGTATGGCTACTCCTTCTGACGCTTTTGATGCTGTTGTTCAAAACCTACTTTTGGCAAATGGAATTCAGCTTGGGCCAGATATTTATCTGTTGGTTTCTGAAGGCATGTTAGAATTAAACGATGTGATAAATGTTTTGAATACTAACGGTGTAGCATTTAACCATCCGATACATGTAGTTTAATTTAAGTTGACCACATGAATAAGAACATAGCATTGTTGTCTTTGGCGTTATTTTCATTAAGCACACAAGCAAAGACTGTATCTGATTTTATCAATGAACATCCTGAACTAACAAAAAGCCCAACTATAAAGGCTGCTATTCAGCAAGGTGCATTGGGTAACGCTGGACTTGATGCAGTAAGTAATGGAGCAACTAACGAAAGCCTCGGGGATGATGCTCAAAAGCTATTATCTGAAAACGGATATGATTATGCACAAGCAGGCCTGCGCGAACTGGCAACTACAATCTGTGGTGAAAACGGGTTGGCTGATGTCTATGGTCTAAGGGAAAAAGACTGCCAGACAATCATAAAGGTAGACTCAGAGATAGATTGAATCGAAACAATTATGAAACCCGCCACTCGGCGGGTTTTTTGCTTTCTGGAGTCCTCTTAATGGCAGTATCTGACCAGACCCGCAGCGGCGACCTTGCCGAAACATTCAAATCTGAGCGGGAAACCACTAAAAACCAGGTCCGTGTCGCTTTGCCTGGCATCGTCCAGTCATTCGATCCTGAAGCGGTTACGGCGGTTGTACAGCCTGCTATCCGTTCGGTTGAAACGGATAACGACGGGAACCGCGTTACCAGAAATTACCCCCTGCTGGTGGATGTGCCGGTGGTATTTCCGCGCGGTGGCGGCTGCACGTTAACGTTCCCGGTTAAAGCAGGTGATGAATGCCTGGTGATTTTCGCCGATCGCTGCATCGATTTCTGGTGGCAGAACGGTGGGGTGCAGGAGCCTGTCGACGACCGGGTGCATGATTTATCAGATGCATTCTGTATCGTCGGGCCACAGTCACAGGCGCAGAAAATCAGCGGAATCAACACGGGGGCCGCTCAGCTGCGCAGCGACGACGGAAGCACGTTCTTTGAGCTCAACCCCTCTACCCAAAAAATTAAAATTGTGGCTCCGGGAGGCGTTGAGGTGGTTACCCCGCTGGCTGACTTCTCGGAGAAAGTCACTATTCACGGGCTCCTGTCCTGGATGGGCGGCATGGTGGGTTCTGTTGTCTCAGGCGTCGCATCCAAAATTACTGGCGCGGTCGAGTTTATCGGTACCGTCAAAGCAAACGGTAAATCTATCGACGATAAACACACTCACGGTGGTGTACAGCACGGCAACGATGATACGAATGAGGTGAACTGATGCGATACCGACGCGAAGATGCCGATGGTGATTACACCTTTGGCAGTGGCGATGATACCTGGCTGATTAACTCACCTGAGGTCGTGGCGCAGGCCGTGAAAACGCGATTCGAATTGTGGTATGGGCAATGGTTTCTCGACATCACAGAGGGGACACCGTGGATTCAGTCCGTACTGGGTAAGCAGAAGCCGGAAACCTACAACCTGGCGATCCGTAAGCGCATCCTCGAGACGCGGGGCGTTAAATCCATCCTTTCTTTCAATACGACAGTGAACACTACGACGCGCCGCGTCCAGTTCTTCGCTGAAATCGACACTATCTACGGAACAACGACAGTAACCAGCGAGGCATAAATGGCCCTCAATTTGGACACACTCGGCTTATCGGCAACGGTAACCGCTGAGGGGATCAGTGCGCCTGATTACCAGACGATACTCGATACCCTGACGAGCTATTTCCAGCAGATTTATGGCAGTGATGCTTATCTGGATCCAGACAGCAAAGACGGCCAGATGGTGGCGCTGGTGGCACTGGCTATTCACGATGCCAATAACACGGCCATTTCCGTTTACAACTGTTTCTCACCTGCTACGGGTTACGGCGCAGGGCTGACCAGTAACGTGAAAATTAACGGCATCGCGCGTAAAGGGGCGACGAACTCCACCGTGGATCTTCTGCTCACCGGTACCGCAGGGACAACCATTACGAACGGTACCGTGAAAGACACCAATAACGTGATCTGGCGTCTTCCTGCATCGGTAGTGATTGGCGTTGACGGTACGGTGACGGTAACTGCAACCTGTTCAAACAGTGGAGCGGTTGCCGCGCTGACCGGGACCATCACCATCATCAACACGCCGACCCGTGGCTGGACATCGGTAACAAACCCAACAGCGGCCACTGTAGGCGCACCGGCAGAAACCGACGCAGAGCTGCGCATCAGGCAGGGGCAGAGCGTAGCTCTACCCTCTATCACGCCGTTTGAAGGCGTCGATGGTGCGATCGCCAACGTTGCTGGCGTGACACGTCACAAGCTATACGAAAACGATACAGGAGCGACTGATAGCAACGGCTTACCGGACCACTCTATTTCCGCCATCGTTGATGGTGGTGATCTGACTGAAATCGCCCAAGCCATCCGGGGTAATAAGGGGCAGGGAGTATCAACGTATGGGACAACAGCCGTCACGGTACCCGACAAATACGGGAATCCCCATGTGATTCGCTTCTCACGGTCAACGGATGTCCCGATTTATGGGCATATCACGCTGAAAGCCTTCACTGGCTACACGTCGCAAATTGGCGTGCAGATTCAGCAGGCCGTCGCGGATTACATCAATGGTCTGACGATCGGTGATTCTGTTCTGCTGAGCCGCATTTACTCCCCGGCTAACCTGGGCGTGGTCAGTGGTGGTAGTGCTCGTTATTACGATATTCAGGAGTTGCTAATTGGCAAATCAGCCGAAACTGTAGCGGCGGCAAATATCAACATTGCATACAACGAGTCAGCATCCTGTAAGTCTGAAAACATTGCTCTAACGGTGACGTCATGAGCAAGTACACGGACTTAATCACCAACTATCACGCCACTAAGCCCAGGTTCTTTGATCACGTGGACCTGAGCACACGTCCATTGATTGATATCACGGCGGCCACCAGGGGACTGGTGAGCGCTTTTGATGTTGATACAGCGGTCGGTGTACAGCTGGATATTCTCGGTCTGTGGATCGGACGCAGTCGCATAGTCAGCCAGCCAATTAGCGGAGTTTATTTCAGTTGGGACACTGACGGGCTTGGGTATGACCAGGGCATCTGGCAAGGGCCATATGATCCTGATTCTGGCTATACGACGCTAAGCGATGAGACGTACCGCATCATTCTGAAAGCGAAAATCGCTATCAACAACTGGGACGGTCGGAACGACTCTCTGCCTCCCATCCTTGACGCTGCGACTGCAGGCTCAGGCCTGAGGATGCAAATTGTCGACAACCAGGACATGACGATATCGGTTTGGGTATTCCCCGAGACTGATATTTCTGATGTGTCTCTTGAACTGATTGCCGCTATCAAACAGGGCTATCTCACCGTTAAAGCTGCTGGCGTTTGGGCCGGTGATGTTGAAACTCCGGCGGTAGAAACACCGTCAGAAGGTTCTAAATTCTTTGGGTTTGATATGGATAACGAATACATCGGCGGGTTCGATGTTGGAGCATGGGGGACTTTACTCTGATGGCAACTAATGATTTCAAACCGTTCGCGACAGCTGCAAATGCTAACGTGACGGCACAAGCTGACTGGGAAGCGCTTCCGGCTCTTCTTTCTGGCTTTACGGCTGGCAAAGCGTCAAGCGCCCAGGTAAATAAAGCACTTCGCCAGGCCAGTTTTATTGCGGCTGCACTGGCACAGTACACTGCCAACAATAGTGGTCAGGATGTGCTTGATGATGGTGACCTGAACGGGTTTATCTCCAAAATGGGAACCGCTTTTGGGAAGGATTTCCAGGCGCTTGACGCCACACTGACGGCATTGGCCGGGCTCGCAACCAGTGCAAATAAACTCCCGTATTTCACTGGAACTGATACAGCATCGCAGACTGATTTAACTTCTGTCGGCCGGGATATTATCGGGAAAAGCACTATTGCTGACATTCTCACATACCTTGGTTTGGGAACAGCAGCAAAAAAGAATGTTGATGCCGGGTTAATTGATGGCATTCCA